TTTCCAGGCGGCGGAGAGCGGGGGACAGATCACCAATCTGGATTACGACCAGATGGGCTTGCCTCGAAGCTCCAGCGGCGAATCAGGCGGAGGAACTGCTGCGACCGGGAGTGGCGCACCTCAGATTACGGTAAACGTGCAAGCGATGGATGCCCGGTCGTTTCTAGACCGCAGCAACGACATTGCGCTGGCAGTGCGAGACGCGATGCTCAATATGAACGCGATCAACGACGTAGTGAATGAGCTCTAGAATATGGTTGCTTTCCCTAAATTGAAAACTAGTGCGATCGCTCAATATCCTGTAACGCGACGGGAACGGTTTCAGAACCAGACAGTGCGCTTCGTTGATGGCAGTCAACAGCGGTATCGCGATTCCGGCGCTGCGCGTCTGGAGTGGGAGATCCAATTGAGCCTGCTTGACGAGGGCGAACTGGCAACGATCGAGGAGTTCTTTCTAGCGCGGCAGGGATCGTTCGGAACGTTCTCTTTCACCGACCCCTGGGACGGACGAGTTTACGACAACTGCAGCGTTGCTGAGGACGACCTCTCGCTACTGAATCTGGCAGAGATGCGCGGAAGCACAAAACTTACGGTGATGCGGAACATCTAATCTCATGCAGGCATATCCACAACTTGCTAGCGGCGCACTGAGCCAATTTCCGGTGCGTAAGATACGGCACTCACGGACGGTAGTCAATCGGGCGGCAGACGGCAGCACGATCAAGCTAGCCGACCCGGCAGCCGAGGTTACCGAGTGGGTTCTGACCTACACCGACCTGACTGACGAGGAAGCAATAGCGCTCGAGACATTCTTCGAAACGATGGAGGGTACGCTGAACGGGTTCACATTTCTGGACCCGGCGGGCAATCTGCTGGCGTGGAGCGACCAATTGGATAACGAGGCGTGGCAGGCAGACCCGTTATTAAGCCTTACGGGCTCGATCAGCGACCCGGTTGGGGGTGTCAACGCATGGCGGCTTACGAACAACGGTGGAGCGGAACAGATGATTGGTCAAACGCTCGCGTCGCCTGGAGACTATCAGTACTGTTTGAGTGGGTATGTACGGGCGACACGGGTAACCAATGTGAGGCTGGCGATAGGGGGCCACGCAGATCAAAGACGTGTAACGACTGAGTGGAGACGGATAGCTCGGAACTGTAGCGGAGATCCACACTCGACGTCAGTGCGATTCGCAATCGGGATCGGAGCGGGTGATGTGGTAGATGTCTATGGCCTTCAAACCGAAGCACAATCTGCACCATCGGGCTATAAGGCCAGTTCCAGGGGCGGTATCTACGAAGACGCACACCTAGGAGACGACGTGCTAGCGATTACGACCACCGATGTGAATCGTAATTGCTGCAAGTTGAGGGTCATTCATGCAAACCATCTTTGAGCTCAAAGAGCAAGCCGTCACGGACACACCCTTACTGGTGTTCGACTGCCAACTATCCAACGGGCAGACAGAGCATTGGAGTACGCACACAGTGACGGTTGAAGGCACGACATACAGTGCGATTGTGCTGCGCCATAATGTTTTCGAGCTGCAGGCATCGTCCGACCAAGGAGTCGACGGGGTGCCGCGTATTTCATTGGTACTGGCAAACGCAGACTCTCACTTTTCCCAGATCGAGCGTACCACCGGCTGGAAGGGTGCTAAGTTGACGGCGGCATTAGTGTTTTACGATTTGCGAAACGGCTCGGCTGTGACGGAGCGATCTGTGCTTTTCCAGGGAATATGCAACCCGCCCGATGAGATTCTGGAAGCCACGTTTCGCATCACCGCCACCAATCGAATGAATCTACAACGGCTGTTCCTGCCGCAAGTGCGGATCCAGCGACGGTGCCCGTGGGAGTTTCCGAATGACGAATCGAAACGCCAAGAAGCGATAGATGGCGGATCGAACGGCAAATATTCCCGTTATTACCGCTGTGGATACTCGGCAGGAGTCGCAGGCGGAACGGGAGGAATGGAGGGCAGCCATGCGTTTACCACGTGCGGATACACGCGAGCGGACTGCGAAGGGCGAGGGATGTTCCACAACTTCGGAGGAATCGAATTTGTGCCTCCGGCGATTTCCGTGCGGACCTACGGAGACAAGAGTTCGCACACGTCCGCGCTCTCAGTAAACGAAGCCAGGTATAACGATTTTGTACCGATGATCTACGGCACGGCATGGTACGCACCGCCGGTGGTATTCGCCCGCAACGATGGCAATCTGACTCGGATGGAAGTGCTACTGGGATTGGGCGAAATTCAAGGGGCGCTGAAGGTGCTCGTGAACGACGTGGAGATTCCAGCGGGAGTGAACGGCACTAACATGACCGGAACCGGCTGGTATAACATTCCAACGCTTGGTACACGGTCAGGCGCCTTCAACTACGACTTCGTGGATGGGAGTGGCCAGCCGGCCGGTGATCCATATGGCAGCATGGCGTACCTCTCCGTGGTGGTGCCGAACCGTATCAACAACGGAAGCAGTCTGCCAACCGTAACGGTGCTGGTGGAAGGCCTGAAGTTACCGATTTACGGAAAGGACGGGAGCTATACCGCTGAGGTGTTCTCCAGCAATCCCGCATGGATACTACTGGATATCCTGCGGCGGGCCGGGTGGGGTTTGGAGGAGATCGACGTCAATAGCTTCGCAGCGGCAGCAGAATACTGCGATGATCCGATTGATGCGCTAGACCTGTATGGCAACGCAATCCAATTATCGCGTTTTCAGTGCAACGTGGTTCTCCAGAAACGCAGGAGTGCGGGCGACCTGGTGCGGGGAGTTAGAAACTCGGCGAGACTGCTTCTGACGTATGGAGCGAACGGAAGGCTGCAGGTGCGAGTGGAGAATTCCCTGGCGCTTGAGATGCCAAGTAGGCCAGAATGGTCGAACAGCCGGGAGCCATTGGAAGGCGGTTGGCCGAGTTACGAATTCGGCGACGGAAGTAACGGGTTTTCGGGCATCATGCGAAAGCCCACTGGCGAGCCGAGTTTTCGCCTCTATTCGCGCGGCATGGCGGACACGCCTAACCGGTTCGCTGTGGAATTTCAAGATTCCCTCAATGAATACCAACAGGACAGTTTTTCCCTGGTCGATGCCGACGATGTGTCGCGAAGCGGGCAGGAAGTTTCACAAACACTGGCTGCGGTAGGAATCCCGAACTTCGATCAGGCAGCGAGGATCCTGAAGGTCAATCTGGATCGCTCAGTCCGTGGCAACACCTACGTGGAGTTCGAGACGAGTGTAAAGGCAGTCGGAATTCGTCCGGGAGACGTGATCACCGTCACGTATCTCAAAGAGGGGTTGAACCGGCAGGCATTCCGCGTTTTGAAGATCGCACCAGGAATGAACCACCGGACTTCCACTATTACCGCGCAGATTCACGACGATTTGTGGTACGCCGACAGCAACGGACAAGTGACATCGGCAAGCGGAGGCCGGCGCCTGGGCAGCGCCGGCATCGGCCTTCCCTGTCCGTTGTCCGGCAACGTTCTGGATGATCGGGGCGACGTCCAGTTCGGAGTCACGGAGTCGGTAACCACGGCAGGCGACGGCTCAGTGCAGACGAACCTCGAGGTAGGTTTTCTCGCACCAGCCGTCGCCGTGGCGGGCGGGCCGGGGATTCCCTTGCTGAGTTTGGCAGCGACGGTGGCGGACGGCGGATCGTTGCGTGGCGGGCAGACACTCTATTATGCGGTGGCTGGGGTGGACCACGCAGGAAACGAAAGCGCGCTTTCCTTTATTGTTCGAGCGGTCACCTTGAGTGACGGCAGCAGCGTGAGAATTGAGGGCTTGAGTTTTTCGCCTGGGACTACGGGCTTCCACGTCTACCGTGGAAACAATCCGGCTCAGCTTTTCCGAATCGCATCGAATCAGACGCCGTCCGCGCAGTTCACTGATTCAGGCTTCGATAAGGAGCTGATCACTCCCCTGGATGCGAACTTCGACCACGCAAACTTTTATTGGCGGATGGAACTACAACCAGAGAACGCGGCGACGATTCGCAGCACGTCATCGGTGGGAAATGACGGCCTACACATGACAGAAAATCGCTATCGTGGCATGACTGCACGCATTACCCGTGGACAGGGTGCAGGCCAGGAGCGTACCGTCACCGGGAACACCGCGACGGAACTCACGGTATCGCCTGGATGGGTCGTGGTGCCGGATGCAAGCAGTTTCTTTGTAGTCGCCGAAGCTGGATGGCAGTTCGGCGCGCTTACAAAGAGTAGTCCGGTGCAGTTCAGCGTGCCGAACCGTGGCGGGGAGACGGTGCAAGTCTGCGGACGGGCCGCCAACGTAAACGACCTTGAGTGTCCACTTGAGTTATCGACCGTGACGCGATGGCAAATCGGAGGAAGCGGAGCTAGCGATGTGGATGTTCCCCCGCTGCCATACTTCGGCTTGGGAGCCGGACAACGCGGCGGTACGGTGGAGTTGAGTGGTGTATCCTTTACCGAATTGACGAATACCAGCACGATTACGGCTGCTACGTTAACTATGCACTACTGGGACGAGCTACACGTGCGACCGACATTGTCGCTGGCGCAAGCATTAAGTATCGACGGAACGGTGCTGGAATTGGGTGCCGCAGGCAATGCGATGCAAGGTAGCTACGTGCAGATCGATTCTGAGGTTATGCGCGTGAATTCAGTAGAGAATAACGGAATGCGATGGGCGGTGACGCGGGGAGTACACTCCAGTCCAGCGTCGGAACATGGTGCGCAATCCACGGTTTATCTATTGCAGGACAAAACTGTAATCGCTGCCTTTCCCCCTGGCTTCTTTGGCAGTCCCTATAGCGGGAGTTGGAGTCAGGCGGTAACGCTGCCCGACGCGCGAGTGGCTACC